GTCCACCAGTAAGCCAAACAAGGAAGCACTCCTGTCCGTACTCAAGGGCGAGTCGGTTGACGACTGGCTCGGTGTGGACGCCGTGAGAGGAGACGGAGCCGTGCTACTCAACTGCCCGTACGACACGAAGCGGCTCGACCTGCTGTACATCGGCAAGGACAAGAGCGTCATGCACTCCTGGTGGAGCGGCGGCATGAGTTCCGTCTGGTCCAAGAAGCCAAGCACCGAAAGCCTGGGCGGACAGATCGAGGTGGGCACGCTCACCGCCGCGTGGGCACCGGACGGCAACAGCATCAACATCTCCGGTCTCGGTACCGGCGATAAGAACTGCCCGGCCGGCTGCGGCCAATACTGGGGAATGAACCTCGGCCGTCAGGGTGCCCGTTCCGGGTGGGGTTCATTCGAGGGCGTGTACGGCAAGCTGCCCGACGCCACGACTCCCAATGCGCGTGCCGACAAGCACACTCTGGAGACGCCATGAACCGCAACATCGCCTCGGCCATCAACACTCTCGACGAGGGCGCGGTGTTCATACACGAGATGTTCCTCGCCTACGTGCGGGCCGGCTTCGACGAGGACCAGGCGCTCACCATCATCATCGCCACGATGAACCGACAGCAGGAGATCCAGGCGCAGGGTGGTGGTGGTTGTGCCCACCCGTAAGCACGCCCCGGAGCTGAAGCTCCTGCATGGCGTCGACAGGAACGAGCTGGTCGACACCGCACCCAAGCCGGCGCGGCGGGAACCCAAAGCGCCGGCTTCACTGTCCATTCCCGAGCGTCACGTGTGGGACCACGTCACTGCGGAATTAAGGGACATGGATATGTTGGCGTCCGCCGACCTGCACGAGCTGGTGGTGTACTGCGAATCCGTGGTGCTGTGTCAGCGCATCCACCAGCAGCTAACCAAGGCGCAGTCGTTGGTCAACACCAACGTGATGACGGGCGTGCAGCGAGCCCATCCACTCATCGCCAGCTACGACCGGGCCGTGGGCAGGGCTCACGTCCTGGCGTCAGCGCTCGGACTCAACCCGCACGGACGCTCACTCATCCACGGGCGTACCACGGCCAAGCCCGACACCGAGGCCGCCAACGTCCGCGACCTCTACGCCTAGTACCAGATCCACTCAGTCTTGACCCAGTTGAACCGGTCGGGCTGGAGCATGAGGAACGTCGCGTAGGTGCTGGCCTTGCCGATCAGTTCACAGAGGAGCGTGCTCTGGTCGGCGTCCTCGGGGTTCCACTCCTCGGATTGGATGACCCACACCTTACTGAATTCCGGCTCGGGCTGGCCAGGTATGACGCCGGCATCTACCTGGATCGCGCATCGCGTGCTCATGCCTTCAGCGTAGCTTCGGCGGCCTGGCCGGCGAGCTGCGTTACCTCGTCTATGACGAAAGCCAACGGCTTGTAGGTCGCACCATGCCCGGCCTTGACTTCCATCCAGCTCCGACCTCGTACCCGGTAATCCGGCTGGAGCTGATCGAAGATCGGCAGGATGTCTTGGGACGTCATGCAGGAAAAGCCGATCCACCACACGTGGTCGGACCGTCCCGGTTCCGGGACGTGGCAGACACCTAGCTCTTCGTCGCAGAAGGCACCGTAGGAGATCTCGTCGTAGACCTCTACCTCCACGTTTTCCATGTCGTGGCGGTCCTTGCCGAACCACGGGTGGCCAAGTGGTACGCCGACGTAGCCACACCAGGCTCCGTGGTGAGCCCGTACGGCTAGGCAGTCCAGGTCGCTTGTCTCGTCAATCCACTGTGTCTTGTCCGGCTCATCGCGCCACGGCCCATCGCCGGGCGGGTGTTTGGCCGGGTAACTCCACGTCTTCATAATCGGGGGTTCCATGTCCATGCGTAGGTTCTATCTCCAGCGTGAGGATGACGTTTCAGGCGTCTCGGGTACCGGCCTCGTTGCCGAGGGAATCGAGTGGGACGACGGGAAGGTCTGTCTGCGCTGGCGGGGCAAGCACCGGTCCATGGTCATCTGGGACGACATCGACAGCGTCATCGCCATCCACGGCCACGACGGGGCTACCTCCGTCGTCTGGGAAGACTGAGCGGTGGAGTTCTTTCAGTGGTTCCTGATCGCTCTGATCGGGTTCGCATTCCTGATCCACGTCTGGGGTGACGACCACGGCTGAGCCCCTGGGGATGTGTCTGGTCACCACCCGGCCGCGATCGTCCATCTCGGTCTCGACGTCGTAGTGCCGATGGGCGTAGCAGTCCTCCAGGCAGTCGCATTGAATCCAGTGGTTCATCGCCTTGCAGACCTCGGCGGCCAACGCCGGCGACTCCATGAGTCCAATGAATGTGTCGTGGTAGCCGGCGTCGGTGCCGATCTGGATGTAGAGGGTGCGGCCGAGCTTGCGCCCGACCCGCCATGGATTCACTCCCGTGGCTCCGCAGCCCACACGTGCTGCTCCACATCGGGGCCGACACCCTGGCACTCCTCATCCACGGCCACGACCCGCAGGTCGGTCATGTGTACCTCTGACCGCATCGCCTCCGGGGCCACGCCGAGCGCTCGCTTGAACGCCTGAATAGCGTCGTGGGTCACCTCGCCGTGGGCATAGCCCTCGAACGTCATGCGTATCTGCCAGCGCCTCATCGGTACGGCTCGCTCCGTCGTAGGTCGGTGACCCGGCGGTCGCCCTCGTCCATGTCGCGGATCATCTTCAGGATCTCCTTGCTGTTGCGCACTGAGCGCCAGACGCCGAACAGGGTCAGCGACCACAGCACCGCGAGCACGACGCCGATGGAGGCCAACGTCTCGCCGGGCAACAGGAACATCGTGTTCACGTAGGGGGATAACGATGATCACCCCTTCGTGTGACGCGGCGCAGTACGAGCGCTTTAACCATCCATGGTTGCCGGTGTGTTCCGAGCAGGGGGACCACTTCTGTATTCCGAGGGCGGCTCGCGTCTGCGGGTTCTTCGACACCGTCCTCGTACACACCAAGGGCAAGTTCGCCCGCAAGCCGTTCGTCCTCACCGACTGGCAGCGCAACGAGATCATCGGCCCGCTCATGGGTAACGCGGTCTGGTCGCCCGAGCAGAACCGATACGTCCGTCAATATCGAATGGGATGGCTGGAGCTGGGCCGCAAGAACGGGAAGTCCGAGCTGCTGGCCGGGCTCGCTTTGTACCTGCTCGCCTTCGACGGCGAGGAGGGGGCGCAGGTCTACGGCGCAGCTCGTGACCGGGACCAGGCGCGACTGATCTGGGACGTGGCGAGCCGCATGGTGCAGCTCTCCCCCAAGCTCAACGCCCGCGAGGGACTACGCATCCGCTCCCACGAGCGGCGCATCGTGGACGCGCAGACCGGTTCCATCTACACCATCCTCGCCCGCGACGCACTGGGAAACCTGGGGCTCGACCCCTCAGCGATGCTCTTCGATGAGGTGATCTCCCAGCCGGACGGCCGGCTCTGGGACGCGATGCGTACCGCGATGGGTTCACGAGTCGAGCCCATCATGGTGGCCGCCACCACGGCCGGCAACGACCCGTCGAGCTTCGCAGCGGCCGAGCACGCACAGTGCGTCAAGGTCGCTGACGACCCTGAGCGCGAGCCACACCGGTTCGTCTACATCCGCAACATGCCCATTGATGCGGACCCGTTCGACGAGAAGAACTGGCCGTTTCCCAACCCGGCACTCGGCGACTTCCTGTCCATCCAGGCGCTGCGCGACGAGGCGCTGGAGGCAAAGAACGATCCGGCAAAGGAAAATTCGTGGCGCCAGTTCAGGGGCAATCAATGGGTCAGTCAGGCCACCCGGTGGATGCCCATGAATCTCTACCGCGATTGCACGGGAGAGCTGTGGCTGACACAGGAATGGAACCAGCTCCTCAAGGGGCGCGACGTGTGGTGCGGGCTGGACCTCTCCGCGAAGATGGACCTCACCTCGTTCTGCGTCTTCGCCCCTCCACAAGGGACTGAGCCCGGCCACGCTGCATGGTGGCACTGGCTACCGGAGGAGGCCCTGCCGTCACTTGACACCGTGACTAGCCACAGGGCCGCACAGTGGGTGCGGCAGGGATTCCTTCGACTCATGCCCGGCGGCGTCATCGACTACGCCGAGCTGTGCAAGCAGATCGCTGAGATCGTCGCCCCGTACAACGTGCGCGAGATCTGCTACGACAAGTGGTCCGGCGAGTATGTCAGGCAGGAGCTGGAGCGCCTGCTCGGCAAGCGAGTGCCGCTAGTCCCCAACGAGCCCACCTATGTGGGCATGACGGTACCCATGCGTGAGCTTATGGCGCTGAGCGTCGAGCACGCATGGCAGCACCACGGCAACCCGGTCGCCACGTTCTGTTTCGACAGCGTGGAAGTCAAGCGGGCCGTGGACAACCCCGACCTGCTCAAGCCGGTCAAGCCAGAGCGCAGCCCTCACGCCACTCGTATTGACGCCGTTGTGACCGCTGCGCTCGCGGTCGGAGCCTGGCGCATTCGCGGTCAGGCACCACCAAAGTCCAAGCGGGCGTACGGATTCTAAGGGGGTGCGTGGTGACGCACACGCGGACCCATGTCTACATCACGTTTGCCAACCCGTACCTCCTTTGCGATCAGTGCCACGTGCGAGTTCCACGTTGGCATAACGGCGAGCGCTGCGGCTGCGATAGCCACTGGTGCAACGACCCGTGCGGACATTACGGGGTTACGTCAGCCTGCCCGTCGTGGTCACCCGTGGACGGATGTACCTGTGCCAAGGGAGGTGCGCCATGACGGTGTCCCTTGTTGCCCGTGACCAGCTCGCCGATTACCTCGCCGGCACGTCGATCCAGTTGGACGAAGCGACGCAACTCATGGACGAGTCGAACGTGGTGCTGGAGCTGGCCACCGAGATGTCCAACGACTTCGCCCTGCTGTACCCGGAATGGGTTCGACTCGATTCGTACTACCGGGGAAGCCCGCCCATGCCGCAG